TTCAAAAAAATGGACTAGTTGATTATACAGTTACAGACGACACTGATGCTACAACATTTGGATGCCCATTTATACTTAAAACGTCTATTAATAAAAATATAACAGAGATAAACACTGGTCTAGTTCTTGAGAGATTTGAAATGACGCATGATTCTTTTGTAGACTTTTGTATTCTATCTGGCTGCGATTATACTGACCCAATTCCGCAAATAGGGCCGGTAACATCTTTTAATCTAATCAAAAAACATAAGAATATAGAAGAGGTTTTGAAAACGCTAAATAAAGAAACATCCAATTTCAATTACAACGTTTCTAGGCAAATCTTCAAAGAATTTGAATATGAAATTCCTGCTAAATTTGAAAAAATTAACGTAGACAAAAAAATTCTATTAGCTTTTCTAAATTTACACGATTTCAAAGAAAATGTAGTTTCAAAATTTATTAAAATTTTATTTTAATTTATTTTTATTTTTTTTGAATTTAATTTTATTTTTTTTCTTTTGTTTATATTAAAATAAATATGTCTGGTGGTTTTATGTCTATGTTCTTCGGTAAGAAGCGCCGTGCGCGCAAGGCTAAGCGCTCCCCTGGTCGCCGCCCAAAGCGCGGTCACTACGTTAAGTCGCTACCAAAGTCGCGCGCGTACGTAACTGTCCGCGGTCGCCGTCGCAAGCTCCACCGCGGTGCTAATGGCGGTCTTTTCTATCGTACCAAGTCGGGTCGTCACTACATTGACGCCAAGGTCCTCAAGCGTAAGCAGCATATGCTCTCGCCAAAGAAGCGTCGTGTTCGTCGTGCGGTCAAGAAGCTCCGCCGTCGCAAGCGCCGGAAGCTCAAGATGACCAAGACCGCGATTGCCGCGCGTCGTGCCTACCGCCTTCGCAAGAAGCGCATGGCTCGTTTCGGCATGTGGTAAATAAATGTAATTAATAAAACATTTCATTAAAATAATAAAGCAATTTAGCATTATTTTATTATTTTAATAATTAAATGATAACGATTCCGTTAGTATGACTCTTAAAGAGTCTAAGTTTAAGTTTATCTAATGATTCTAGCTAAAGTCTATATCTTCAATTTTTAAGTTTTCTTGTTTAATGGAAAGTATTTTTTCTATAGACCTAACCGTACTCGGTATTGTTTTAAAATCGTTTACTGCAATAATTTCAATTTTATCAGAAACATTTATGTCTATGATACAATTGTCAGTGTAATTTTCTAAACCCTTAATAGTTTCTATGTATTTACGACCTTCTGGGTCGTTAAAGTGAATTTTAGCAAAAAGTGTTTCATTTTTAAAAATAGTGCTATACAAATACAAGTCGTCGTTAATTTCTTTTACTAGAAGACTAAAAGTGATTAAATTAGAAGGTTTCCATTTAAAACATGAATAATTTACACCTGTTATAATAGGTAACTCATTTGGAATCATAAAAATTTCGTCTGTTTCTTTAAAATCATTGGAAAAAGCATTAATACATTGAGAATATTCAGTTATTTTAATACTTATGTTGCAATTTGTTATATTTTGTTTAAATACTAAAGCCTCTGATATTCTATCTACATATGAATACTTATTAATTTTTTTACCAGAAATTGAAAACGTATCATATATACAAATTTCAGCGTCGGTGTAAGAAATATCAAAAATACTACAAATGTAATATTCATCTGGACAAACTAAATTTAGTTTATAGATTACAAAGTCTTTAAATATGACCACTGCAGTATTCATTCCATCGCGGTCTAAAAAAAGAAACAATATTGCCCGTTTTGTTTCTTGAGTATTCTTTTTATAAAAAAGATAATCAAAATTTCTTAGTTTAAAGATGTATCTCTTTTCGATATTTACAGAATTTTGAAGTGGAAAATACATATCAGATTTTCCAGTCCAATTATTATTAAGTAGAAAAATTATCTGTTTTTTAAAGTTTTCATCTGTGATTTCTTGTAACATGTTTAAACTTTAATTAGGTACTATCTTTAAATAAATTTAAAGCAATAGTTTATTTAAATTTGTTATGTCTTTTACAACCAAAGAAGAAACTCTTGTTAATTTTTTATTAAATTACTATAAATCTAAAATTTCTCTTTTTAGAGACATTATTTACCAAAACACACCTCTTAGTCTTAGGCTTTTAGATTGGTTGGTAACAAATTATGCAAAAAAATACAATATAATTTATCCATTAGTTAATTCAAATGAGACAGTTTATTTTAATATATATCTTGACTATAAAAATCAGTTAAAGGCTTATTCTAAAAAATTTTTTGACCCATTTTGTAGACAGAAACGTCTAATAATAAATACAAATACCTTTAAGTGGAGAGAATATACAGATGAAAATATTTCAGAACAAGAAATAGTAACCACTGTAGGACAACTTAATTTTTTTAGATGGTTTATAGATAATAAAATTCTAGAATATGCATTAACAAATATTAGATTCATAGATGCAGATATGATAAACACTATGACTAGTAAGAAAAAGGGTAAAAGAACGGTTCTTTCGCCTAGCGCTGTAAAGGGTATCTATACAAACAACTGCCCTATTACTATTAAATTTAAAGCTTAGTAATTTAGAGAAATAATTTATATATAATTATACAATGGAAAATCCATTAAATGTTTGGCTTTTTTCTACTGGGAAAATGGTAACAGATTCTACTAAACAGACTATAACACATTTTATGTTTAACGGAGGAAAATTAGACATTTCATCTGATCATGAAACTTTTCAAGAAATGTATAGTAAGTACATTAAATTTAAAAACTGTATAGTTGAGAAAAAAACTGATTTTTTTAAATTTTTTGTAGATTTTGACGTCTTATCAGAGGAAATTATAAATTTAGATGAATACGTTTGTACTATACAGACTACTTTAAGTAATTTGTATAAAAATAATTCTTTAGTTTGTATAGTCACGGGAGCTGATAAAAACAAGGAAGTAACTAAAAATGGTAAATTGTATCTTAAACAGGGTTTTCATCTTCATTGGCCTTATATAATAGTAGATAAAGAAACTGCTAAATGTATTCGCAAAAACCTCATTATTAACTTAACGAATATTTTTGGAAAGAATGATAAACATTTTGATTCTTGGGAAAAAATAATAGACAAATGTGTTTATGAAAACAATGGACTTAGATTAGTAGGTTCTGATAAATGTACTATTTCTGATGGTATTAAACACTACGAAGAAAGAATATATATACTCAAAGACGTGTACACTGGAACCAAAAAAGATGAATCTTTATTTAATTTTTATAATACAGATACATTTCATTTGGTAAAAGATACAAGCATAAGAAGCGATGCTAAAAAAATTACAGAAACACACGGACTTGTAGAATACGTAGAAACAGAAGAAACCGTAGAAACTAGTTCTGGAAATCTTGTAACGCTTAGTAGGACATCCGTAGAGTATAAAGCAATTGAAAAATTTTTTAAACTACACGCGGCAGGATATCGCACAGAGGATATTCGCGCTATTTCTCAAGTTAAAGATAAATGTATGTATCTTATAAACTCGAAGTCTAAGTATTGTCAAAATAAACAAGACTTTCATACAAATAATCACATCTATTTTAAGCTTAGTCCTAGTGGGCTTTGTCAGAAATGCATGTCAGAAAATGAAGGTATTCACGGTCCTTGTAGAGAATTTCAAAGTACATGTGTTCCTATTACTACATCTCTAGAAAGCGTTCTAAACTGGAAAAAACCAAAAAGCAAAGAAGTTAAAAAGCCCCAAGATTTCAGTCTACCTGGACTTTTAGAAAAACTTGAAAATAATATAACCGGCAAAGATAATTTTATGGGGCCTGGAAAAAAGAAGTAAATAATACTATAGAAGCTCCTATAATAACAGAGATTACTATTTTACCACCTAAATTGGTAACACCTGCATCAACTAGATAAGGAAAGGAATTTCCTAATAATTCTGTAAACTGTGTTGAATTTGTAATAAGATACGCTATAACGACAAGTAATACAATTCTTACATTTTTCTCCTCTGTTAGCTTAGAAAAGAGCGAACTGTTTAAATCAGAATTTAGATTCATATACTGTTTGCCCTTTGATAAGATACTCTTTGGAGACTCTTCTTGTTCAGTTTCTTTAGTTTTTGAACTTACATTTTCATTTTCATTTCCATTTAGTTCACTTACAGAACACTCAAAATCTGGCATTTACTAAATGTAATTATTTAAATCTAACCTTTTTAAACGAAACAATAATTAGTTTTAAAAATAAAAATAAAATGTATTTATAAAAGTAAATAAAATGGGTATAGATAACGTTGCTATCAAAACTTTTAATTCATCAGGGGCGCAATCTGTATGTAGGGCCAACGAAGCAGATGAAACTAAACTTATCGAGTCGCAATTTCTTACAAAATGTACCACTGAATACATAAATGGTTCTGGAATGACTCATATACAAGGAAATTCTGCTCTAGACCTTAGTCCCACGACGACATCTCAAACACAGACATTTTACTTACCAAGTGATTGTGATGCTATCAGTGATGTAATTTATACAGGTACAACTGTGGATCAAATCATCAAAATAGAAGTTAAAGTAGGAAATCTAGTAGTTCAAACTATTAAACCTGACGATATATATACTAGAAATGTTACAGAATTGGGGGTACCCTTGTTGACTCTCACAGGCTCCGACCTTGGCGTGACCCCGGTCGTGACCGCGACACAGAGCTTTTCTATTCCAATTATTGGAAGAGCAAAAAATGTAAGAAATAGTTTTCTACAAGCCGGTGCTGTAACAAATGCTATGTCATTAAAATTTACATACGTTTCTGGTATAAATTCCGTATCAGCGGCGGACACGTCTGTATGTGTGATGACTCATCAGATTACAAAAACTGAGAAAGATTTCCTTGCTAAAAATATTATAAATAGGGTCGTTAATACTTCACAAAATGTAACATTTACAGTTCCCGGATTGTCGACGGACCCTTCTCTTAATGCAGTAACTATTGACTTGTCCAGTATTAATATAAATGTATCTCATATATTATTTCCCAACTCCAACGTGACAAAAGCGGAATTGATACTTGGAAATGATAGAACTGGAAATATTCCAATTGGATGTCTAAGTACTGTACATAATTCAGAAATATTTTCATTAGCCGGCTCCGACAAAGATATACCCATCATTAAAACTGCAGATTCTGCTTTTAGCACAGCGGGTATTCCATTCTCAAGACTTAATAATAAAAAACTAATACTTACGGGGGGTTCTTTCGCCGGTGGCTCCACAGTGTCTGTAACCGTATGCGGTACTCAAATACAAACTACAGTAGGTGGTTCTATTTCGTTTTCTTCTTAAAACATTTAAATTAAATGAATTAAATTTGTATGAATTAAATAATTTTAACTACGTATTAAATTTAAAATTATTTTCTTTTATAAATTGTAAATACAAATGTCTGGAGCTGTAGCTGCTCATGCCGCTTATAATGGGTCTGGTACCCAGGGTCTTGCTGTAACCAATAAGATCCACGACGACGATGGAGACGTTATGTC